TCCATCCCCGAGTGGAAGACCAACGCAACTTCTGTCGATGAACAGCTTTGGCTTTCGGAGCTCATCCGAATGTCCCTCCGTCGCTGGGTCGAACTTCAAGTGCTTGCGGATGAGCTCGAGCCGCCACTTCAGCTCACCACCCGTATTGAGGTTGATGTTGATGTGCAGCATACGTTCGAGAACAGCCGTTTCGTCAGGCCTCGCTGGCTCTGGGTACATCACCGTCGCTTTGCTGTAGATGGGATCAGCTTGGAGATGTCTGCCGATGTCAAGGATGTCCGTGTGATTGACACGCCATTCGCCGATGACGTACACGTTCTCAAACACGTCAACCTGGATGGCCAAAGCCACGAATGGTGCTTGCCATCCGTAGTCTGTGGCAATGTACAACGGCATGTCCGGAGAGTAGGCAAAGTCTCCAATGTGCAGCTCCTCATCGAAGTCCTTGAACACACGACCGACAAACTCTGTGAAGTCCGCCCCGATCTCCTGGCTGAACCGTTCCGCCGACATGTCGGATTCCATGTCCAGAATCTCAGGGTCATTCCGTCCTCCGGGAAACACGTGACTGTTCGCCCACGATGGCAGCCGCCATGATGCCCACTCGGTTCGCGCTGGATCCTGTCCGGCTTGCCACATGCGATAGAACCAGTTCTTGCCTTCTGGTGTGGACGTCATCAGGGACCAGCCGCGTTCATCAGCAAGGGCAGGACGCAGATACTTGCCCCAGATGCTTGGCTTGAGCTTGGCAGCTTCCACCAACTCCACACCAGTGAGTCCTTCACCATCGAGTGACTCTGGCACCTTGGCCGACTTGCCCTCAACTTGGAATCTCCCGTCGAAGAGTGAGATCTTGTAGTTCCCACCCTGTGGATTGTAGTACGACCCAGGCTTGTCCATGGGGAACTGCAGACGCTTCAGATCATCCCAGAGCACCCGGAACTCTTTGTCAACGTCGGTGTAGTCCGGCCCGACGATCCAGAAGCGTCTACGCTTCCCCATGTCCTCGAGGTGAGAGCGGATGCTGAATGTGTACACAGCTTCCGGGACAAGCTCTCTTCCCCCGACGGTGGACTTGCCAAAGCGTCGTCCGCACGAGCACACACGGTTCCTGCTCGGAGACCGATGGATGGCGCGCTGTCCCTCATGGGGATCATACCCCAGAGCATCCCACACCACATCTTTGACGACGTATGACATCCTAGTCCTTTACTTGTCTGGTGGCACCGGAGCAACAGGTCCCGGCACTTGGTTCTGGAAGAACGTCACGAGGAATGCAAACACCATCGCAACACCCGTGCCGAGCAAGACCACAGGCAGATCAAAGAAGTCCTGTGTCTCATTCAGCACGATGGCACCGAGGCCACCAGCAAGTGCTTGGACTGCCGAACGAACAGCTTTCTCGAGTGGGGTGGCAGCAGCACTCAGGCCGAACGCCCATAGAGCAGCCACCAATCCACCGATTGCTGCACCGAGCAAGCCCAGTCCTGCAGTGGTCGCATTCAACGTGATGGCGTCTGGGTTCACCCACTCAAGACCTTGGACAGAAAGCATCACTGCCAAGGCAAGCTGGGCAAACGTCCGCCAGAAGATGGACCAATACATCTGCATCAAATCACCTCCCCTCTCACTTCTTCACCTTCTTGCCTGATCTGGCAACTTGGGCCCGTCCCTTCTTCTTGCTGCCGGACACTTTGCCGACGCCAGGCTTGATCTTCTTCATCGCTGCACCTCCTCTCACGACTTCGGGCAGATCACATCGAACTCATGGAACGCTTCCCTGACCTCAGGATGCACAGCCTCATCGGTGATGGTCAGAAGGATACCGCAAAGCTGTTGCTGCTGATTCATGACCACCTCCTTGAATCGCTTCTCATCATCCTCAATTCGCTGGATGGTGAGAGACTGCAGGTAGAACCCGATGGCAACCACGACGACAAGGAATACCCATGCCGCGATGAATCCCCATCGGGTACGATGTTTTGTGTACACATCAAGGTCCCTTCGCCGCCGGAGAGAATCCCACCAGACCTGCGCCGATGGTCATCATTGCAGGTTCATTCTTGATGAGTCCGAAGAAGAGAGCGATAGCACCCATGATGATTGTGAACACCGTTCGGTACATCTGCCATTGTGCTGCCGTTATCACTTCTTTCCCTTGCGACGTCTGTTGAACTTCGTCACCGACTTCTCTGCCTTCGCACGGCTGACACCAGTGAGACGCATGGTGTTCTTGATCTGCTTCTCTCGGTTGATTGGCTTCTTCTTTGCCATGACCCCTCCTCAGAAGATTGGCAGACCCATGAACACGGTCTGACCTGCAGCAACGACGTATGGTCCAATCCAACCAGCAGTGCTTACTGCTACATCATCCATCTGGACAACTGGCACAGCGATGGAATTGCCGAACCGAACAGCCGCGATGTTTCCCGGCGTGAGAACTGTGTCCGAAGCAGCTTGCGTCCACTCGGTGTCAGCAGTCACCCCATCAAGGTTCGCTCCTGCGAAGATGCGACCGGTGATGGTGACGCTGTTCCCGACAGGAATTGCCATCTCCACTCGGTACCAAGCCCCAGTGGCAAACGTGCCCACTCCAGCCTCGGTGAATGTCCCAGCGGAGTCTCCGACACGTAAGCGTGGAGTGGCATCGAACCCCATGAAGGCAACCTCAGTTGGGGTGGAGTCATAGATACGAATGAACTTGTCGGCTGACGACGCGATGCCAGTGACCACATAGATGTAGGCACGAACGTACAGCGTGGTCGTGAGGTCCGTCAGCTGACTGGTCCACTCCAAGTACTCGTTGCCGGTGTTGGTGCTGTTCATCAGCACGCTGCTGGGACTGCTGTGGAAACGACTCGTGTCGAACTCAATGGTGTCGGGAGCAGTGCCTGTGCCGTTCACCACGTCGAAGTAGTTGCCACCAGCAACCGTGTTGCCACCACTTCCTGCAGTGAGGACCGTACCATCCGTGCCATCAAAGTGATTCTCCAACGTCTGAGCTGGAGCCGGAGCATTCAGCCTAGGAACAATGTTGTATGCATCGAGCACTGCACCGTTTCTCAGCACCCGAAAGTCAATCGCATCACCGGTGGTGATGTCGGCTGCCACCGTGGTGATGGCAAAGAGCAGTTCTGTGAAGCGACTCTTGGGCAATTGGAAGTCAGTGAGCAACCCATCGGTCTCTGAGATCTCACCGGCAATCCACGTGCCCGATCCAGCACTCATTCTCTGTGTGGTGGCTGCAGCATCGGTGAGGTTGGCACTTGTGTATCCCTTGACCACAGATGAGGATGAGGTGACGTCGGTCCATGTGCCACCATTCAGAGACCGCTGAAGCTGATAGTCATCGGTGGTCGCTCCATCAGTGCCGCCTCCAACTTCTTGCACACCGATTCTGATAGCGATGTTTTCGTCAACGGTGTCGGAGATATCAGCAGCCTGGTCATCTGCTGCCTTGCCAGTGGAGCCGGTCTCAGTGCCGTCTTCAAAGAACCGATGGCCAAACTGCTCAATGTTGAATGCAGCAGCGGATGCTGCTTTGATCTCACATGCAACAGCCCCGTAAGCTGCCGAAGTAGCCCACGATGCAGTCGGAGCATTGTCGTTTATGAGCCACTGGGTCTCAAGACACTGGTTCGGAGCATTCGTGAACTGCTCTCCAAGTTCTGTCCATCCCGACTTGGGAGTCGTAGCCTCGTTCGCTCCATGTCCCCACGCCGAGTGAACTGCATTGCTGGCGCTTCCAAGAGCAGCCATCCCGGTAATGGAACCTGAGGTAGCTGCCGCGCCCAAGTTTCTGATGACCGACTGGACAACTGCTCCTGAGCCATCCGTCCCTGAAGTGTCCACTCCGTCCAACTCATCAACGATCCAATAGCAGCAGATCTGGGTGTTGGCACCACCGAAGTCAATGGTGATAGTGCCTGCACCCAAACCGGATGCTTCCATGGCACGGAACACCGTGACCCGTCTAGTGGAACCAGTCCACTGTGCTGTGTCTTCTTGGACGAAGTTCAATCCCGTCGAGGTGGTGATGGTCGGAACAACGGTGGTCCCTGAAGTCGCCGCTGCACTCAGCACCGTGAGCAGATACAACTTGTTGGCGGTTGGAGTGAACGAGCCTGTCGTGAAGCTTGTGGCGTCTGCATTGTTCTTGTTCTGAAGAACAGTGCTGGCGGTGATGGGCATCAGGACTTCCTGAGGATGATGACGACCGTCAGATCGGAACCTGCGACAGTGCTACCGATCTGATCGATGTCGATGGTGATGTACGACCCATCAGCAATGGTCGTGGTATTGAAGGTGGTCGTCTTGTGCGTGTTGGTCGACACAGCGATGGTCGGTCGGTTGGTCTGTGTGCTGAACACGGTCGTTCCATCCACGTTGACGTCCACCAGAATGCTCGCGCCGGTCGGCTGGGTGTTGACAGAGGCTCGGGCGGAAACGAATGTGAGCGTCTCCCCAGTGTCGTTGTACCACCGGAACTTGCCTGTGCCCGTGACGAGCACACCGGACTGCGAGAATGGCACGTTGAGGTTGATCTCACTCTTCTGAGCGAGACTGGCTCCGTTGAGCGTTGGCCTAATCTTGAAGTCACGTGCCATGACTCATCCTATCCGTACACGCAGACGCGATACTGGTTGGATGTCGGCGCCGTGGTGAATGCCAGAATCACTCTGTTCACCGTGGACCGTGTGATGTCCGGCTCCACTTGGACACCATCGGAAACCTGCCACACTTGGACCAACACATCCAAGGAGTTGAGGTTGTGGTCGATGTTGTATGAAGTGGCAGCCCCATCACCGAACGTGGCGGCAAACTTCAGCGGCACACGACCGTTCGCATCTGTCCTGAGCACCGCGATGTCATCGGCGTTTGCCACGATGCCGGTGCCAGCCACGACATTCAGCGTCGATGCGGTCTTGGTGAGACCGGTGCCTGCTGTGATGTCACCCAATCCTGTGAACTGTGCCCACACAGTGGCCGTGGTGCCAAGCGTGATGGGTGCATTGGTCGTGTTCACCCAACCCGTGTCGGCATTGGTCGTTCCTTCTTCAACCCACACCGCAGCCTGCAGAATCTCGCCAGCCACGTCCATGTCAGTTGCTCGCGCAGGAGAAGCAGACACGATGTAGACACCGTTCTCTGCTCCGGCTGCCTGGTCCTTCACCAGCACGCGATCACCGTTGGCAAGCGTAACACCATCGATGACGTCAGCAGAGTTCAGCCCAGTTGAGAGGGTGATTGGTCCTGTGGTGGCTGCGCGGACGCTGTCCTTCCAGTTGAGTCCAGAAGCAATGGCGTCCACATAGTTCTTGGTGGCAGCATCCTGTGCGGACACCGGATCCAACAGGTTGGTGATGAGCTGGGATGACATGGAGAGAGCAGCGACCCGAGGCCAGTCCGTCAGGTCTGCCGTTGCCAGCATCTCCTGGTGTGTGGCCAATGCATGCGCCGGCATTGCATGCTTGTGGTCGGTCATCGATGCAGCAGGACCGGATCCAATCGCCGCTGCATCACCGAATGCCTGAGTGCTCGGAGTGCTGGCACCAGTGGCGTGAACATGGTCGCCTCGTGTGAACGTATCTCCGGTTCCGCCTGCTTGCGTGCCAATGGCAGCAGGAGTGGTCGTGGGAGCAACCCACTTGACGCCAGTGCCCGCAGCCGCATCGGCCATAAGGATGGTGTCGTCGGCACCAACTGCCAAGCGTGAGACAGCATCCGCGCCAGTGGCGACAATCAGGTCGCCCTTGACATCCACGATGGTCGTCGGAATGCCTGCGGCTCCACCTTCGAGCATTGACACCCATGACGTGCCATTCCACATGTAGCCTTTGTTGTCATCCGTGTCGTAGTACAACTGTCCTGTGACCGGAGACGATGGTGCAGTCGACAGGTTCTGGACTCTTGCGTTCCGGATCTCGTTCTTGTTGAAGTCAACCGGAATCAGGAAGGTCCGAGCCATGCTTCACCTCCTCAAGAGAGATATGCATCGCCAGCAAAAGCTGACGAGAATGAGACAGTCACCTGCGTGCCTGAGTCGTACTTCACCTCTCCTTCCACCTGCGTGCCAGCCGAATCGACAATGGTGATGTTCGGATAGCCATTCAGGTTGTGG